GCTTGTCGCCGGCCGCCGAGTTGAACGTCACCGCGTTGTACGAGCGGCTGTAGCTGTGCGCGTTCTCGACGTGCTCGCGGACGGTCGAGGTCGAGTACCGGGTCGCCGTTGCGCCCGCCCAGTACTCGACGGCGAGCTCGCTCCCGTGCTGCGTGATGCCGCCGCGGAAGCCGTGCCGCCACTCGTGGCAGAAGTAGGGGGCGAGGAACGGGAACAGCTCGATGACGGTGTTGTAGCTGATCGTCCAGCCGGTGACCTCGTCGTCGAAGACGTCCTCGGCCATGTGGAGGTGGACGTGGGAGCCGGCGCCGCCGCCGCCGTCGTTGCTATGCCAGTCCCAGGTGATGTCCTCGTCGCGCGTGTCCGCGTAAAACGTGTTCAGGATGCTTTTCACGTTCTTCGCCGGCCCGAGGCTCGTCTCGCGGGGCCCGGAGCCGTCGCGATGCCAGCCGTCGGTGCAGCCGCGGTCGTTGCACATCGTGTGATTCCGGACGGCCGCCGGCAGTATACTCGGGAACTGTTCGATCTCCATGCCGTGCGTGTACGGCGCGTGGCTATCGTGTTGCATCGTCGTAATGCATCTGATGCATACACCCGTTCGTACTTAATGGTTGTCGTTAAAGACAACGGTGTAGACAGGAGCGTTAGCAGCGGAGCCGGTCGATCCTCGCGGTTGGCCGTCTCCGAGCCGACGCGCGGCTGCCGGTCCCCCGGTCCGGCAGCCGCGGTGACGCCGACCGGGGAGTGTTCAGCATGAGTGATACGAACTACCGCGCGGTGACCGTCCCGGACGACGTCCCGCCAGCCGAGTACTCGTACGTCGTGCGCCGCGCCGAGATCCTCGAGCTCATCGAGGAGGCCGGCCACCCGGACGCGATCAAAAAGATTCGACTCGCCGAGCGGTACGACGTCTCGCCGAGTCAGATCACGAAGGACTTCAAGCGGATACGTGACTATATCCGCGAGACGCTCGGCCACCAGCGGCACGCGATCTCCGAGTCGTTGTATCAGAAGGCGATCCGGGAGTACTCGGAACGCGGCGAGTATGATAAGGCGATCGAGGCGCTCGAGAGCTGGAACGAGTGGCTCCGCGAGGAGGGGATCCGTGACACGGAGGCCGAGGAGGCGGCCGTCACCCACGACGCGACGGAGGCGTATGCCGCGCTCGTTGGTGCTGCGTCGGCCGCCGACGACGGAGGGGGCGACGATGAGTAGCGTCCCGGCCGAGGCGGCTACGCGGTTCCGGGAGCGGTATCAGCGGGGCGCGGAGCAGTTCGTCTCCTGGGTCCACGATAAGCTCCCAGTCCGGCTTTCGGAGGCCCAACGTCGGCTGCTTCGGGCGGTCGCCGAGCACCAGCGCGTCGTCGTGATCGGGGCGAACGGGCCCGGGAAGTCATATGCGGCGGCTTGCCTCGCCGAGGCGTTCCTCAACACGCGGCGGCCGTCGACCGTGCTCGCGACGTCGGGGACGTACGGGAAGCTGAAGCGTACGCTATGCCGGCCGATCGAGTCGCTCCATGACGACGACGGCCTCGCGCACCCACTGCCGGGCCGATATAAGCACTCGCCCCCGCGCATCGATACTGGCGACGCGGAGTGGTACTTTGAGGCGTCTCGCCCGCGGGATGCCGGCGAACTCGAGGGGACGCACAACGAGCACCTGCTCGCGATCACGGAGGAGGCGGATAAGGCGACCGTCGACGCGGAGGTTATCGAATCGCTCGATTCCTGTCTGACGGATCGGAACGACCGCCACCTGGTCATCGCGAACCCGCCGAAAAGCGAGGCGAACGTCGTCCACGATCTCGTCAGCTCGGAGGCGTGGGAAACGGTCCGCATCCCGACGTGGGAGTCGCGGAACGTGCGTGTCGACGCCGGCGAGCACGCCGGGCCGAAGATTCCCGGGTTGCTCGGTCTCGAAGAGGTTCGCAACTCCTGGGAGAACTGGACCGGCGAGACGTGGCCCGGCCTCGAGGCTGCAAAAACGGCCCACGAGCGCCGCGATGACCTCGACGAGCGCTGGTATCGGCGCCGGGCGGGCGTGATGCCGCCGACAGGCGCCGAGGCGTGGCGGCCGTTCCAGGTGGAGACGGTGACTGCGGTGACGGCCGAACGGCGCGGGCCGCTCCCGGGCCCACCGCTCGGCTCCGGGCTCGACGTCGCGCGCTCCGGTGACCGGACGGTGCTCATCACGGCGTATCGAGACGGACTCCGCGTTCGCGGCACCTGGCAGGGCACGAATTACCCGCAGCAGGAGGCCGATATCATCGCCGAGCTCGATGGCGACGAGTACCACCCGCTTGCGATCGACGCGGCGGGCGAGGGCTCCGGGCTGGCCGACTACCTGGCCGATCGCTGGCCGCAGACGTTCCGCTTCCGCTCCGATGGGGAGCCGCTCGTCAGCGCGGCGGAGCCCCGCGTCGAGACGCCGTATGGGGCGAGCAACTACGACACGCAGCGGGCGGAAGGCATGGCAGCACTTGGCGACTATCTTCCCGAGACGGGCGAGGCGGCGGTCGTCGACCGACGGCTCCGCGAGGAGTTGCTCGCGGCTGCGCGCACCGCAGAGTTCGACGAGAAGACGCTCGCCAGCCGCGGAAAAAACGGTGCCGACGTCGTCACGATCAACTCGAAGGACGCGATCAGCGAGCAACTCGGCCACTCGCCGGACTACCTGGATGCCTCGATGATGGCCAGCTGGGCCGCGCGCTGTACGCCAGATGAGCTCGGTGCCGAGGACGTGGTGGTGCTATAAATGGCAGATCAGTCTCTCTTTGGCCGTGTCCGCGACCGTATCGCGAGCCTCGCGCCTACTCAGGACGGGACGGCCTCGCCGCAGGCTCGCGACGAGGACCCGACGACGGTCGGGCGCGAAGAGTACCGTGAGGAGGTCGACTCCGAGCAGGTTGAGAAGTACATCCGTGAGTACTACCGGAACCCGCTGATCCGCGTTCCGATCCAGAACTTCGCGGCCGATGTCGCCGAGCCGGGCGTGTCGGTCGCGCTTGCTGACTCCGACGAGCCGCCGACGGTCCCGGCGGATGCGCCAGAGCCGTACGCTGGTGAGCCGTTGGACGAGGCGCTTGAGGCGTGGCTGCGACGGTCCTATATCGACGGCTTCTCCTTCGATGTCGATGCCTCGGTCCTCGTCGAGGAGATCGTGAAGGACCGCCGCGGGCGCCGCGGGACGGCAGTCATCGAGCACGCCTGGGATGATCCCCGAGAGCGCGAGCGGCTGATGGCGTTGCGGACCGTGAAGACGGAGACGCTCACCGCGTACACGCGCGAGGGGAAGGGGATCGTCCTGCGGCCAGACGACGATCCAGGAACCTTCGACACGGTCGCTATTAACGACCTCGGCGACTACACACGCGATAAGGCACCGACGACGCCGGCCGGGAAGACGGCCGCAGTCGCACAGTTCGACGAGGTCTTCGGCTCTGAGGACCGCGAGGAGATCCCGTTCGCGCTTGATGACATCAGCGTCTCGCCGCACGACGCCGACACGGGCGCGCTGTTCGGGCGGCCGGACAGCGCGACGGTGCTGAACCGCGCGGCCTCGCTCCGACGGAAACTCCGGCACGTCGACCAGTCGGTGATAAACACGGCGTTCGGAAACGTGCTCGCGACGGTCGAGACGAATAACGCCGATATCGTCGAGGAGGTGAAGAATAACCTCGACGTGAACGTCCGCGATCGGGAGGAGTACGAACGGGGCGTCGACCCGGACAGCGTCTCTGTGACGAACGCGCCGATAAGCGAGCTCCACGAGGTGCAGGGACAGGTCCCGGATGTTGTCGATATCATCCAGCAAGAGATCGAGTTCGTGTTGGCGGCGCTCCCGACGCCACTTTACCGGGTCGGTTTCGCGGGCGACATCAACCGCGACGTGACGAGCGAGCAGGGCGAGGACTATCGCGACTCGGTGAAGCGCGAACGCCGCCGCATCGAGTCGGACCTCCAGGAGCCGCTTAAACAGAAGGCGCGCGAGCTGCTCTATGGCGACGCGACTGCTGGCCAGCCCCTGGACGTGTCGCCCGAACTCCGGATCCGACCCGCGCAGTCAGAGAGCCCGCTCCGCGACGAGGAGTTCGACGCCGGCGAGTTCTCCGAGCTGATGAGCGCGCTCTCGACGGCGGCCGGCCCGAAAGGTGGCGCCTCGAAGATCATCCCCGAGGACGTCATCATCGAGACGTTCCTCGACATGGATCCAGAGGCGATGCAAGAGGCCGCGCCGGGCGATGGCGTCGCGCCGACGATCGCGCCGCCGAACGAGGCGAGCGCGGCTGTCCGTGAGGCGTTCTCTGAGTTTACCGAGGCCGAGCTATCGGCCAGCGGCGTCCTCCGCGACGTCCCTGTCGTCCCTGACGACGTCCGCGTCCTGACGCCGAAGCTCCTCCGCGATTGGGCCGCTTGGGTCGCGGCCGGCGAGCCGGATCTTACGGATCCAGACCGCGCTGGCGAGGCGCAGCTCGCGAACTGGAACCCGGCGCTGCATCCGCGCGATCCGGAGACCGGCCAGTTTGTGGAGCGGCCCTCGTTTGACGTCCCGGACAGCGAGCTCGAGACGATCCAGAACGGCGACCCGGCGCGCCTGTTGCGATACATCTCGGAAGTCGGGGCGAGGAGCGACGTCGAGGCCGTCCTGCAGGACGAGTCGTTGACTATCGACGGTGTTCCCGATGGGATTGATACGAAGTCGGAGCTTGTGACGCATATCCGCGAAACGGAGCCCGAGGAACGGCTGCCGCCGTCGGCACAAGTTGATGCCGAAGGGAACGGGGACATCTTCGAGGGCGAGCCCGACACTCCGGACCGGGTTGACCTGCTCGAAGCCGAGGGGTCGACGGTCGGGGAGGCCCGTGCGCCGGTCGATACGAAGCAACTCGGCGCCGAGATCACGGCCGAGATGGTCGTCTCGAAGGCGGTGCCGGAAGGAGAGCGCATCGCAGTGAGTGAGAATGGCAGGACGAAGTATTACACGGTCCAGGGGTATTCGCGGCCGACTGACGAAGAGGACCCGGCGCTCGACCTCGGGTCGCGCGATCTGAAGGCGAGCGCGGACGTGACGATCCACCGCGCTACGCCGCGGGCGCGCGCAGAATTGTCGTTCGATGAGTGGCCTGAGCGGTATAGCGAGCGCCGGCGGGTTGTCGCAGAGACGTTCGACGCGGTCGTCGCTCGGGGGCAGAACGCCGCCTCGGGGCGCACGCTCGGTGGGTACGGTTCCTCGAAGTCACCGCGGATCGACGACGAGACGTTTGCGAAAGCGCGCGACGGGATTGCCGATGCTCTCGCTGACATGGACCGCGAGACAGCCGAGCAGACGCTCGCGCGGTTGAGCTCTGTTGGAGACAATCTTGACCGCGCGCACGCCGGCGCACGCGAAGGGCAAAACCGCCCGCGCGCCTATATCGACATCTCTGAGGACGCCCCACAGTCGACGATAACACACGAACTGGGCCACGCCATCGTCCACGCACAGGGCTTCTCTCGCGTCGATTCCGGCGCTGCCCACGACATGGAGTTTTACCCGACGATAAACGAGAGTCTTGATAAAGGCGCGGAGCCGATCACGGACTTCAGCGGCTTCACCAGCGGCGAGGATCCTGTCGAGCAGTTCACGATCGGCTACGGGAACGACGAGATCGCCGAGGGGTACGACGTCGAACCGAACTCCGAGACGGCAAACTCCGTCGGGCGCAGCGATTGGGAGGCGGAGGTTCGCGAGGAGATGCCAAGTGAGGTGCCCTCACTTACCGCGCGGAACTTCAGGAACGCTGATGCGACGTACCTCGAGGATGCAGAGAGGGGAGACATGGTTCGCGCGACAGATCCGGATGCGCTACACCCGCAGAACCTCTCGATCGTCGAGATCTTTGAGGAGCCGCTCCGGGGCGAGCGCGGCTTCATCGCAGAGGGACCGGACGGCGACCGGTACAGCTTCGAGCTTATCGACCCGCCGTTCCGCGAGGGCAAAGCTGTCGGCATGGGCGACAGCACAGAGGAGCTGCAGCCCATCGAGTTTGAGGTGTCCGGAAAGCGGCAGACGACGCCAGACGGGTGGGGCGATGGCCTCAGCACGCCTGACTCAGACGCTGTGCTCGGCTCGACCGAACCGCCGGACTCTGAGACTGCGGTCCGGGACTTCGTCTCGGCAGCGAACCGCGCCTGGTTCCGGATGAACCTCGTCGCGAATAGGTTCGACCGCGGCCGGGGCGCCGAGTTCACGATTAAGGGCGGCTACTCGTCGACGAACGCGCATGAAGTCGTCTCACAGACCGTCGAGGCGCTGTATACGCCCGTGAGCGATCCGTCTGAGTTCCGCCGGACGGCCCGGCGGCTCGTGCGGAAGCAGCCGGAGGTGCTCGAGGCGTGGCGGCACGTCGGCGACGTGACCGGCACGCAGCGAGAGATACTCAACGAGGAACTCTCGGACGCCGACGTGGAGTTCCGGTTCGGAGACTGACACCGATGTTGACAATATACGACACTGAGGCCGGGACGCGCGTCGCTCGCGTAGAGATGGAGCCGCCGACGGTGCGGAAGGTCTCCACGACGCCGGCTTCGCGGGCGTTCCTCTCGACCGGCCGCGTCACGTTACTGGCCGGCTCGCAGCCCGGTGCCGAGACGGCGCTCACGAACGAGGCGCGCGAGGTGCCTGGCCGTGAGTTGCTACGCGAGGAGCTCCAAGCCCGCTATGGAGCGACGCCGCTTGTCGTTCGCGAATCCGAGGCTGCGGGTGCTACACTGGCCGAGGACGCAGAACGAGAGGGGACCGGAGACGCGCCCCCACGGAGTGGCGGCGGTGCCGGCCCGTTCGCGGCGATCCCAGTCCTCCCAGACGATCTTGACACACTCACGCGCGGCTGGCTGATCCGGTGGGCGGAGTGGGTCGCCGCCGAGCGGCCGGCGATCGACGAAGCTGACCGCCTCTCAGCGACGCCACGGCGCGCGTCGCTGGACTTCAACCCGGAGCTTCACCCGCGCGACCCCGAAACGGGCCAGTTCGTCGAGCGGCCGTTCGACCTGCCGGACGGTGCGCCGGACTTCGGCGATCAGACGGTCAAAGAGACGGTCCAGTACCTCGACGAGAATGGTGCCGATGTCGCTGCCGTGCTCGACCCGGACACGCCCGTGACAATCGACGGGGTCCCGAACGACGCACGCAGCATCGACGATATTCCGGAAGGCGGTAACGAGGAGGCGGACCCGGACGCTCCAGATGCGCCCGACGACGGTTCGGATGCGGGCGATGACGGTTCGGATGCGGGCGATGACGGTTCGGATGCGGGCGATGACGGTTCGGATGCGATGCAGCAGCCGCGTTCCAAGGCTCGACGCGCACGCTCTATATCAACCCCGACACGTACAACGAGACGCCCGCCGACGCCGAGATTCGGCCCGGCGGCATCGGCATCGGCCCGACGGACCGGCAGACGACGGTGCAGCACGAGCTCGCACACGCACGGCACTTCTTCAAAGACGCGGGCGCGTACGGGGAGCTGCGAGACGAGCAACACTCCGAACGCGCTGCGGAGCTTGCGCGCGAGGAGGTCAGCTCGTATGCCGCGTATAATCCGCACGAGTACGTCGCCGAGGTCTATGCCGGCCTCCAGAACGGCGTCGAGTTCGATGACGAAGTGCTGGAGTTGTATGAGAGTTATAACGGCCCCGACGTCGACATCCCCGACGCGGGCGATGGTGACGGTGCTGCCGGCGACGCGCCTGACACCCGCGAGGGCGCGCTTGGTGAAGTCGCGGAGTTAGCCTCGGGGCCGGGAGAAGAGCGCGTGGAACAGTGGACGGAGCGGTTCGATACGAAACGTGAACTGGCGGGTATACTCGATGAGCGCGATATGACTCCGGAGGAGTATCGGGAGGAAATAGATGAGCAGCTCCGTGACCAGTTGGAGGGAGCGCGCGTCCGGATGGCGCTCGGGACGGATACGTTGCGCACGATCCTTGACGAAGGCGGTCGGTTCAAAAACCAGCACGAGGTTGGCGCCTCGCGCGGAACGTATGACCCGGATATGCGCGCGGAACTCGAAGAGGCGAAGTTCGGCAGCGACACCGATGCTGTCAGCGATCTCCCGAAGTACGGATATATCAGAGGCGCCGATGACGAGGGCCCCGGTGGGGCGGAGATGGACTTTTACGGCGGCGCGCGCGTGGAGTTTTCTGATGACGTGAAAAAGCAGACAACAGTCACGTCAGGCGACTCCCTCGAGCTTGCCACCGACGAGCTGGGAAACCTCGGCACGCCCCTGAACGATCCCTCCTATGAGATGCTCTCCCCGAAAAGCGCGCGCGTCAACGATCCGCTTGAGGACCTGGAGGAGGGTCACATCACGGAGCGGAGGCGGTACTTGGAGGCGCAGATGCACGGCGAGCTGTCGCTTGAGGACGTCGAGAAGGTCGAGATACCGCGCTCTGAAACGCTCACTGACGAGCAGCGACAACAGTTAACCGACGCCGGCATCACGGTTGAAGAGAGGATACAGAAAGGATGAAAATCGCAGCCTCAACACCGAACGGCGGCACACATCTGCTCACCAAAGAGAGCATCGATCTGACCGACCTTCCGGATGGCGAGGTTATCCCGGCGCGGCTGCTGTCGACGGGCGGCGACGGCCCGCCGCAACTCCGCCAGACGCAGGCGGTTCGGAACCTCATCTCGCGGAATCCGTACCTGGCCGAGCCGGCCGACGCCGACCTCGAGGCGCTACTCGAGGCGGCGGACGTCCAGGGCGCGCCGGCCGACGAGATCGGCGAGATGCCCGAGGGAATCGGCGGCCGTCCCGAAGAGACGTCGGCATAACCGGTCCTCGCGCCTTTCAGACGATACGCGCACGGCAGCGAAACCGCTGAGTAACACCTGAACATATGAGCAGCAGCACGAGTCTTCCGCCAGAGTTGAGAGCCGAAGCCGACGCCGTCGGGGCCGACGCCGAGCGAATCGCGAGCATCTACGAGGCTGCGGATGCTACACTGGCAGAGGACGCGTCCCTCGCCAACCGGTATCAGGAGGGCGACCTCGTCGAGACGCCGGGGCGCGGCGTCGGCGTCGTCGCCGGCGTCGTCACCGAGGACCAGGCGGCAGCCGACGGCACGGACCTGCCCAGCATCGAGGCGAGCCCCGACTCGCCGACGTACGTGGTCGTGACGGAGGACGCAGACGACCGTGGTATCGCACTCCTGAAAGCGAGCGACCTGGAGGCGGCGGACGTCGACACGGACGTTGACCCGCTGGAGACGACGCGGGAGATGGCTGCCGCGGCGGCGACGCTCGCGGAACTCGCGCCGGATGATTCTGAGGTCGCACAACTGGACTTCACGATGCCAGAGTCGTGGCGTGACTCGGAGACCCCGGCGCGTGTCATCGCCTTAAAAGCGTTCGCTGGGATGGGCGGCTCGTTCGACGGCTGCGTCCGCGAGATGCGCGGAAACGTCGCGAGCCCGGACCGCTTTTGCGGCGCGTTCCTCGACGAAGTGCTCGGCTACGAGGCGTGGCGCGGTGACTCGCCGCTTCCGGGGGACTGATCGCCGTGGGCTGCCCACATACGCACACCGGGACAGAGCCCGAGCTGGCGCGACTGCGGCAGTTGTCCCGGGACCCGACTGGAACGACCGATCTTCGCGAGGAGTTCCTCCGCGATGTTCGTGGCCGTTTCCGCCGCGTTCGCGGTCTCGTTCGTGCTGCGGCCGGCTACGAGCACGACGTCTTCGAGCTGTCCGAAGAGGCGGCCGCGCTCGCAGAGGATGACCGCGAGCGGGACCGTTCGGACGTCCCGGAGCGCGTCTACGAGTTTGACAGCGATGCAGCGAAGCGGGCGGCGTTCATCGCCTGGCTCGGTCGGAAGGTGGCTCGCCGCGTCCTCGAGCCAGTTTCGCTCGAGCGGGTCCGCGACGGGTCGCACTGGACGGCCGAGTACGTGCGCCAGGCGTACGCGCGCGGCTGGAAGCAGGCACGCAATCGGCTCAGACAGCGCGCTGTGAACGTCGGGAGCGAGGTTGACCCACTGACCGCGCCGAAGCCGCGGCGGCAACTGCGGCGGCTCTACACACGCACGTACCGAAACTTAGAGAGCGTCGCTGACGCGGCGACGGAGCCGGTCCGGGAGACGCTGACAGATGGGCTGGCGAAAGGGCAGAACCCGCGGAAAATAGCTGCCCGCCTGACCGACGAGTTGGAGACGATACAGAAGACGCGAGCAGAGGTGCTCGCCCGGACGGAAATAATCAACGCACACGCCGACTCGACGCTTGACCGCTACGAGCGCGCCGGCGTAGACGAGGTGAGCGTCTCGGGGGAGTTCGCGACGGCGGATGACGACCGTGTCTGCCCGATCTGCGAGTCGCTTGCCGGGGAAACGTTCGCCACCGCCGCGATGCGCTCGGAGACGTTCGTCTTCTCCCCGAGCGAGAGCGAGCCGGACCACCTCGCCGGTGAGTATGCGGTGAAGCCGCCGGTCCACCCCCAGTGCAGATGCACGATCCTGCCCGCGCTTAGTTAACACGATGTCAGAACACGCTACAATTGCAGCCCCGGAGAGTCGCATCACCGCCGCGCTCGGCGAGACGACGCAGGTCATTAGCGGTGTCGCGGTCGGCACGGGAGACGTAACGCGCGGCCTCTCCGGTGACCGCAAGGTCTGGACCGAAGAGGAGCTCCGCGACGCCGCCGAGTCGCTTATCGGTGGGCGGTTGAAGGCGCTCCACTCGGAGGCGACCGTCGGCGAGGTGCGCGATGCGGGCTACGTCGACGGCACTGGCGTCGTGTATGAGGCCGAGGTGTCAGATAAGGAGCTGGCCAACGCGATCGAGAACGGCCGGCTCACGGTGTCTGTTGAGGCGCGGCACGCGGACGGGGGCCGTGTTGAGACGCCACGCGGTGAGGCGATGAAAGCGTCGGATATTCAGTTCACCGACCTCGCCATCGTTCAGCACGGCGCGGCCCCGTCGGCGACAGCGACGGCGGGCGAGGCAGCGGCGCTGTCGCCCGCGGAGATCCCGGCGGCGCTCGAACAGGGCGCGCTCGTCGAGGTGAACGGCACGGAGGTCGACCTCTCGCCGCCGGAGCGCGTCGTCAACGCCGTCGAGGCCGGCTTCGAGGCAAAGGCGGAGTATGACGAGCTCGCGGACTGCGGGACGGGGGTCGGCGAGGCTATCGGTGAGGCGATCGTTAATGACGAGTTGACGCCGGAGATCATCCTCGACGGCGGCGACATCGCCGACAACGGCGGTCCGACGACGTACCTCGCGAGCCACGCCGAGGACGCGCCGGACACGCCGCCGACGGAGTGGGATGAACAGACCTGGACCGACGGGTGCGGCCCGGTTCAGGACGCGCTCTGGGGCCACTATTTGGGGTGGTTCGAGGGCGTGGAGGCCGAGCTTGAGGCCGCGATGGAGGACGCGAACACATCCATGACCACACAGACTGCACTCGCGGACGCAGAGTTTTCAGAAGGCGACCTCGTGCGCTGGTCGACGAGCGCAGCCCCGGGGACGGGCCGTGTCGCGGCCGTCGTGACCGAGCCGGGCGAGAGCGTCTCGGCGAACGGGGCCGACGTCACGCGCGAGGCGACGGACGAGGAGGCTGCGTATAAGCTGGACAACTGGGACGGAGAGGCGTACGAGTCGGGGACGGTCGTCAAGAGCGCCTCTGAGGTGATCGGCGCCTGGAACGACGCGCCGGAGGCGGCGCGGATGGCCGGCGAGATGGACATCCCCGAGGAGTATGTCTTCTCGAACCCGGGCGAAGCGGTCACAAAAGCAAAGGAGATGGGCGTCGGCGAGGGGCGCGAACTCGCCGGCGACGAGCTCATCCACACGCACGGCGACGGCGAGGATACCGTCTTCATGCCAGCGCCGACGCACGAGGAGCTTGTCGAGATGCTCGATGGCGAGTCGATGGCGGCCGGGACGCCCGATGACCCGCAAGGCGAGGTCCCTGGTCCCACTGCCGCACGGCTCGGCGGCCATCTCGGCGCTGCGATGATGGGCGAGATGGAGCGCGCGATGTCAGACCGCGACGCGAAGCGCTCCGAACTGCTCGAAGAGATGGCCGATGAGGCCGAGATGTCGGTATCACAGTTGCGCCGGATCGGACGCGGGAAGACGACCTGCCCGTCGGTTGATGCGATCGAGGCGATGGCGTCGGTTCTTGATACCGATATGTCGATGCTCCTCCAAGCGGCCGAGCGCGACGGTTGCGAGTACAGCTCTGCCGCCGGACGCGGCGGCCACGGAACGAAGACGACCGAATCTATGAGTCAGAACACTCAGGAACTAAAGGCCGACCTGGCCGAAAAGACGAACCGAATCGAGGAATTGGAAGCAGAGGTCGAGCGGCTGCGCGCCGAGCGCGAGCCGGTCGCGATGGAGTACGCCGAGGCGCTTGCGAGCGCCGACAGCCTCCTCTCCGCCGAGCAGCTCACCGAGAAGTTCTCTGTCGAGGAACTCTCGGAGATGTACACGGATGCGACGGCCGAACTCGCTGCCGAGGAGCCGGAGGCGACCGTGCGCTCCGGAAGCTCGGGCGAGGCGTCGGAGACGGCTGGCCTCTCTGCGGACAAGCGCGAGCGCGTCGAGGAGCTCGAGGCGGAACTCTCCGACTGGGAGGGCCGCGACAGCCGGCTCGCGAGCGTCCGCGTCGAGGAGATCGAAGAAGAACTCGCGGAACTACGAGGTGAAGCATGAGTCTCAACCCCGGACAGAGTCTGCACCCGGATGCAACGCACGAGGAGACGCGCGTCGCTGCCGAGCCGCTCGCGGAAGGCGACGCCGTCGCGCTCGATAGTAACGGCGAGCTCGTCACCGCCGACGGCACAGACAACCCGACGGTGTACGGCGTCGCCGGCGACGACCACACCCAGGACGGCTACGAGGCCGGCGACTACGTCTCCGTCATCTACGACGGGCCAGTCGTCGCGAGCGTCGCCGCCGGCGTCGGTGCAGGCGTCGCGCTCGGCGCAGGAGCGACTGAGGGGCAGCTCGCCAGCGGGAGCAGCGCAAAAGGGATCGTCACGAAGTACGCGGAAGGCGGCGGTCCCCGTGACGGGCGCACCGCGCCGAACGGCTTCGCGCACGTTGACATCTAAACACCGCAGTAACACACCAGCGAAAATCTATGCCTAAGCAGGTCATTCCCGAGAGTACCGTTCGTCAGGTCGCCGAAGACATCGCGCAGGAAAACACCGTCTTCCGCGACGCGTACCGTAACATCGCGATCCCGGACCGGACTGGCTCGACGTTCGACATTCCGGTGCCGGAGGACACGCTCGGCGAGCCGATCGAGCGTGAACCTGGCGCCGAGTTCGATTACGGCCGCGAGGAGTACCAGGCGAAGACGCTCGAGCGGACCGAGTACGCCTCTGGGTCGCGGATCACCGAGGAGGAGCTTGCCGACTCCTCGTTCGCGCTGCTCGAAGACCACGTCGACCGCCACGCACAGAAGATGGCGGAGAAGCTGGACAGTGCCGCGTTCGAGGTGCTTAATCAGGCGGCGCCGGCGGCCAATCAGGTCGGCAGCGATAACGGCGACGACCTCACCTTCGACGACGCCATCGACGGTCTCGAAGCACTCGAGAGCCGCGAGGGCGGCTACGAGGGCGACACGCTGTTCGTCGGCACGGACGCGAAGAACGGCATCATCCGTGACCTCGCGGACCGTGGCACCGACCTCGGCGACCAGACGGTCACCTCGGCCGGTATCGTCGCGAACTACGCGGGCGTCGACATCGCCTTCTCGAACAACGGCCTCCTGACGAACAACGACGCGATCCTCGTCGACACGGAGTTCTTCGGCTACGAGGGTGAGTGGGCTGGCGTCTCGACCGACCAGAAGGACGACTTCGACACCAACTCGACGAAGCTGCAGATCTTCTGGAAGGGCGACTGGGTCGCGACGCAGCCGGAGGCGGCTGTCCGCATCCGAGGCTGATCGCCGATGCCGCGGACCGACGCGGTCACGATCCGGCAGACGTTTGCCGCGGACTTTAGCTCCCAGACGGGCGACGATGCCGACATCTCGCCGGCCGCCGTTCAGCAGAGTATCGCGAAGGCGACCCAACTCACCGACCGCGTCGCTGACGCCGGCGCCGCAGATAACGGCCCGCTCCTTACAGAGATCGAGACGCTCCTCGCACAGCACTTTTTAGCGACGTCGCGGCCGCGCGCACAGTCGCAGTCCGGTCCGACACGGTCAATCTCATATCAGGGCGAGACCGGCGAAGGGTTGATGGCGACGCACTACGGCCAGGACGCGATCACGCTCGACCCGACGGGCACGCTCGCCGAGGCCGATGGCGGGAGCCGCGACATCATCGTGAGCGGCTGATGGCCGACTTCGAGCTGGAGTTGGAGGGCTACCGACGCGTCCTCGACTCCTTAGAGGAGCTTGAGGATCAACTCCGCGGCGGCGGCCCCGTCACGGTCGGCACGGGTGTCGAGTACGCCGTCTATTTAGAGTTTGGAACGAGCGACATGGACCCGAAGCCGTTTTTTCGGCCGGTCCTCGCAGAGTTGCGCATCGAGGGGCCAGAGTCGTTTGTGGAAAAGCACAGCCAGCTTGAAGCGGCGCAGATAGAGGATCTCGACGACCTCATCTCGGCCGTCGGGCTGACGATCGAGCGTCGCGTGAAGGAGGTGATAACTCGGAAGGGGCTCATCGACACAGGGACGCTCCGCGCCTCTGTCGTCGCCATCCCCGGCTCCGAGGCCGGCGGGCTCCCGGATGCAAGCGAGTTCACCGGCTTCGATGGCGACTCGCCAGCGCCGGCGTCGGCCGGGCGCGCTGTCGTCTCCGAACCAGTCACAATAGAGAGTTAACATGACAGACCAGTGGGAACGGTTCGCATCTGAGGCGTCGCGAACGCTTGACGCGCTCGGGTGGAACGAGAGCGTCGCCGTTTACCAGCCAACAGAGTCGTACACGGCTGGAGACGGATACGAGATAACGTATCCCGAGGAGCCAACGGCTCGTCTCGTTACTATACCGGATGATGAGTGACGGATAGACGGCGCCGACGTTATCGATGCTTGTCGCGACTGGGAGGAACGCTTCGCTCTCGGGCGG